AGCAGTGGCTGTTCCAAATGTCAAGTCTGAAAAGTCGACGATGGCTGTTGTGCCTGACGTTGTCGGCGTCACATTGGTGAGGTTGGCACCGCCGGACGTGTAATTTGTGCCCGAAGCCTGACCTGTCGTAGTGAACGCGGTGGTGCTCGCACCCAAGGTCGCGCTTGACGTGTACAAGGCCAACTTAAACGTGTTGCCAGAGCTATTCGTAAAGTTATGAGTGCCGACAAGTAGCTCTTGCTTGAACGAAGTGCATAATGCAGAAGTGATTGCCATCATAACTCCTTAATAATTTTGGCCATGTCAAGATGGCCTTGTTTCGTAAGTTCAGCAGTTTGAGTCGTTTTTGCACTCACAATTGCGTTTTGTATACCCGCTAATACTACCTCGTAAATATGATCACGCAAAGCCTCAGCCTGCAGCCGGATGTGAGGAGGAGCATTTTCCGATATCGATACAATTTTGTTTGTCGTATGGGTTGCCCAAAACTCAGGTGGATGACCGCCATGATCGGTGGTTGCAACCATCAATTGCCCAAGTGCCGCATCAGAAAAATTTGAAATCATCCTTTATACGGCTCCGGTGCTGAGGGCATTTCAATTTTTTGCAGATTGTACTTGCGACTTGCTTCCTCAAAATTTGATTGTTGGCATATGAGGAAGTGGCCCTCCTGATCTGTCGTGACCATTAAGGGGTCGGCCAGTCGGTGATAGCCATAAAGCCTTTCGTGCGGCTCAACATTACTATCAAGTAACGCAGACCGAGGACTGGTCCCAATACCTACTCCGTTTGAAATGCAACGAGACACCCAAAATTCTACGCAAGCTCGACCTGCCTCTGCAAAGTGCAGATTGTGCTTGTAGCTGAAGTCCATCCCAAATAAATCCATGTGGGCAACCTCGTTATACAAACCAAAGGCAATCGCGTAAGCAACCGTGTTGTTCAAATAGGCACATTTTTGCTCCTGAATCACTTCTTCTATAGGGAATAGCTCTAGTGCAGGCACACGGCCATCAAACTCGCAAGAGTAAATCGGTGCTTTTGTGAACGAGGGTAGCAGACGCCGCATCACGTCGGTCTGATTACCTGCGTCCTCCGTGTCAAGGTATCGTGATGCTGGGTCCATCATGAAGACTCGGTCACACTCAAAAACCGAAAACGCCGAGTTTATACACCAGACTTCATCCCAGGTTCTGCTATTCTCGACGCTTATCACATAGTCGATTTGAGAAGCTCCGAGACCGAGTATCGCAACCTCAGCCCCTTTCAACTCTGGAATTTTAGACATTAGCTCACCCCAGAGCGAAGCATATCGTAGCGATATTCATCGCGCGTACCACGCCCTTCACTGACATTCTTCATGCGAGCGATGCCTTCTTTAAACCTAGCCTCAAACGATTGCACAACGTCAGGCGGCTCTTTTAAGAAGACGGCAGCCTCCACCAATGTCCCATACAATAAAGGATCGGGATGGTCTGTCGATAGGATGGTTGTCCCCGAATCTGCGCCTGCGGTCAACGAATTTGGTTTGTGCAAGTAATGAAGTTCTACGCTGTAAGCGGTATCTGGCACAGGGGATAATTCGAAAGCCGTGTCATCAAACAACGAGTAATATTTTGGCCGTGCCTGTGTCGTCGTTGTGGGACTGAACTCTTTGATAAAAGAAGGGTGTTTAAAATCGAGGTAATGATACTTGCTACTACTGATCACCGCTAAAGAAAAAGGTGCGAAAAAATCAGTCGGAGTAGCTAAAAACCGATTACCACTAGAAAGCGTTCCGGTGACGTTTTTTCTTTGCTCAGGCAACTGAACAAACTTAAAAATGCGGCTTTCTGCCTCTTGGATGAAGGTGTTGAGATTGTTGTTAAACGTGGTTTCATCGACTTGCAGATAGTCTTTGACCGTGGATTTAAGTGTCGCTAATGTAAAACTCATGACGTCGTCACCTCAACTGTGCCAATCGCGCTCTGTATTTCAAAAGGTGTAAGCTCAGTGCCTAGTATACCATTTCCCACATTTGTATAAACCATAAAAAAATTGCCGTCATTGCCATCACTTGCAGGGTCCACTCGGGCGTCTTTCACTGCTTGCGGGTCGACAGGCGTTGGCTTGCGCATCAACTGAGGGTGCTTTGGCGACCATTGATCAGGCCCTACTAACAAGCCGTCCCACGTCTTTTTCATATCCTTCAGACGATAACGAAACCCCGTAATATCACAGATTCCGTAGCTGTTTTTGTTGCTCGCAAAGGCCATTACGCGACGTCGTAGTTACGAATGTCAGGCGCGATACGGAAACTGGAGCGAGGCTCATCTTGCGACAACGCTCGCAAAAACTCTTCTTCGTAAAGCTGTTTGAGCAAAGGGACCTTTTCTGGTGCGCGTTTCAGTGCAATGTAATATGCCAGCCCAGCTGCAAGGCAGGGATAAAAGCGGAACGGCACGTCCAAGGTATTCGCTCCCACATCCGCATCATCCATGCGGCTGAGCACATTGAGATATACCGTATACGTTGAGTTCTTGTCTGGGACTGGCCAAACCGTAATCGTCGGGGACAATTGCTTATCGATAAAGTATTGGTTTGGCTTACCCGTCGTGGACTTTGTGGCGACGTGAGAATACTCCGCACGAGACATTCGGCTAAGCGGGACGTCAGTAGTGGTGCCTTGCAAGGTCTCACGTATGAAGACGTCTAAAACATCAATCGTAGCCGTAGGGTTGGTAGAATCTATGGTGTACGAGGCTGAGTCTTTGACCATAGCAATGGTTTTTTCTCTAATCGTCCACTGGTTCAAGCCACGATTGGCCCATTCTGCTAAAAGCAGATTCAAAGATCGTTGTGCAGATTTCAAGTCATAGCCAGTGCGCAACTCCAAACCACATCGCTCAAACGCTTCCTCAACGTAATCTGCTACGTCAAGCTCAAAATCTTTACTCCCGCTCGTCGCCATCTTCTGCACCCGCGTACAAATTATCAAAGACTTGATTTACATCTAGCGTGTAGTCTAAGTCAGATTTGCTGTAATGAATATGTTGAGAGGGTAAAAAGTCAGGGGCTCCGTCACCTGTTTCAAACCATGCGGGGTGAGTCACCCTCACACGATTGTTAGGCAGGGCCACGATATTACCAGTCCACTCGCCAGCATCTAAAAGCTCTAGAACATGGCTTTGTTTGTGCTGCGCTGGATCGTCGGCAATTTCATTTTCTGCATAATCGACAGTAAACAAATATTTTGCGGGGTACATTTCACCATCAATTTTGGCCAGCCATGGACAGGGTGTCGCTCGATCAAGGACATACACCGCATGATAGTAGGAACTACAATCCCAAGGCTGTGCTGCCCAAACAGGCATAGGCTCCGGCCACTCTTCCATGGGTGTATCACCGACCAAAGCCGTGATGGGCATCCGAGCCCACATTGCACCACCATGGATGTTTGGGTCGTCGTTTTCGTAAGTTTCTGCGCCAGTAAATATGACCTGAAACGAAAGACACCGCGTTGGCATGGTAGTAACAGCGATAGCCATGGCGTGGAGAAACTCGCCATGGTATTTACTGTGATTATGCGTGTACTCGCGCCTCACCCAGCATTTGAAATGCGGGATGTTACTTTGTAGGTACGGCACTATTTACCGAACAAGCCAGAATTTTTGTTAGAAGGTGCTCGCATCTTTGCGGGTCTAGCCTTGGCCATGCCCTTAGCCTTCATTTTGCCGCCCATAGCCATGCCCTTAGCCTTCATTTTGCCGCCCATGGCCATTCCTTTGGCTTTCATCTTGCCGCCCATGGCCATTCCCTTGGCTTTCATCTTGCCGCCCATGGCCATTCCCATGGCTTTCATCTTGCCGCCCATGGCCATTCCCTTGGCCTTCATCTTCCCTCCGGCCTTCATTCCTTTAGCCTTCATCTTGCCACCCATGGCCATACCCTTGGCTTTCATTGAGCCGCCATACTTCTTTTTTTGAGGTTTTGCGGTCTTTTTTACGCCACCACCGCCGATGCCCGAGCCTTTGGCCGCCTCTTTCATTGCTTTCATTTCTTTGTCAGAAACTGCGCCTTTTGTGCCGCCCGACTTGTCCATTAGTTTTTTTAGAAAACGCCTCATTTTTGCTCGTTCCTCAAAAGGCACATCACGATCAATGATCGTCTCTAAAGTTTTTAATTCTTTAGATTTACTCATGACTTTTCTCCTATGTCCGTGGGACTCTCACCATTTTTCTCTTGCTTTGTAGCATAACACCACAGCCTCTTGGCTCTATTTCTACAAAACCACCTTTACTCATATTGCGAGCGATTGCTTCACCTCTCGCGCGCTCATACCGACTAATTTTGCCGTCTTTATTTAGGTCTGATTTTTTTACATCAAACTTCACGGAGCCACCAGCTTTTTTCTTTAAAAGGTCAGCATCAGCCTTACGCGCACCACCTTTTCCGGTAGCGAAGGATCGAACTCGTCCACAAGCCCAAGCACTGGCGGGTACGTTACGAGAACCACTGCTGTAATAAGCGCCCAAACCGCGCTTATAAACTTTGTTGAGGGTCGAGACGGACTTGCCTGAGCTTTTAGCGTGTTTTTTAACACAAGCAGGCGTTCCACCACTTTTTTTCGCTGCACCACCTTTTTTCATGCCTCTAGCTGCTCTTTCTTTTGAGATGCGATCCATTTCGGCTTTTGTCAGTGTACCAGCCTTTGCCTTTTTTGCTGTGCGTTTCATCTCAGCTTCTTTGGCCTTTGCTTCTGCGGGAGTTAAGCCATCAAGGTATTTCAAAGGTGTGCCGCTTTTGTTTTTTGGTACTTTTGCAAATTTACGTGTCATTAAATTCTGCCTCTTACTCTCGGCGTTGGTTTTACGCCTGCGGTTGTGCGATTCGCTAAGCCTTGCTTAATCAAGCGCTGCACGTCCTCCGTAGTTACTTGCGGTCTTTGGTCTAAACGACCCTGTAGAGCGCCAAGTTGTTGTCGAATGTCACCTAAATCCACGCGAGGCACCTGTATGCCCTCTTGAATTTGTCGGCGCAAAGCGTCTACGTCAATTCTTTGAGGCTTAATGCTTTCTTTAATTCGACGTGTGATAGCCGACTCATCTAACACAGGCCTCTCATCTAAACGGCCTCGCAAAGCACCAATCTGCTCCCTAATAGATCCTAAATCAGGGCCTTTTCTTTGCTCTACCGCGCGTAATCTTTCGAGAACCTCGGGCGGTAAGCCGCGATTTTCAAGTGCTGCTA